TCTGTAGATACTTGAGTCATAGTAGCTTTAGTATGATTAGTTGCAGCTCCTTCTATTATGTTGCCGGTAGTAATAAGAGTTCCTGTTATTGCTAATTCTGAATTGTCCCAGTAAATATTATTTCCAGACTCAGGACCAAACCTAAATTTACCGTCATTATCAATATTAATTACTTGTGTTCCATCTGCTGTAAAAGAATCAATACCTGTTGTTGTAAATTGTAATCTTGCTCCACTTGCTGCAGTCCTAAATGTGTTTGCAGTCATAGTAACACCTGCTATAGTTCCAGCAGTAATTGTTCCTAAATCTGCAGTTATAGCAGATAATGTAGTTGCTTGTATTTCATCTGCTGTTACAGCGTTTGCTGCTATCTGGTCTGCTGTTATAGTATTAGCAGCTATCTGTGTAGCTGTAACTGTGTTAGCAGATATAATTCCACCATCTATAAACGTAAGTGCACCTGTTTGGAATTTAACTGTACCAGCTGCGTCAGCTACTTGAATACCATAATTGTTTGTACCACTACCGAGCTTACCAATTTTAACTCTAGTTTGTGGCGTACCTTGTGAATCCTTAATTGTTATATTATTATTTGGACCATCTAATGCAATTTTACTTTCTGCTCCTACATATACATTGTTAAGAAACTGCGTGTTCTCTGAAATTTTTTCTGCACTTAAATCAAATATTTGTTCGTTCTTTACTATAAACTCTGTTTGTAATGAAGTAATTAAATCTAATAATGCTAAGTATTGTGAACTTAAAAATGTAGGTAATTTTTCTGATATGTAATTCAGATAATCTTTTTTTACCAGAACAGGCGGAACAGGTAATGCTATGTCATCAAACTTAGAATAAGCCATTAACTATCTCCTCCATCTTCTAACTCACATACAAACTCTGATATGCTCGTAAAGTTTGTAGCCTTAATTGTAATGTATCTACCGAACTCATTAAAATCTGCTTTGGGTGCTTTACCATCTACATCGGTAATAGTTTCATTAACATACGTTGGAGTATCTGTACCAAGGTCAGATGTGCCTACTGATATAGTTGTACTAGCTGGAGTTGCATCAGTTTGTACTCTAGCTACTTGTACGTAATCGCTGTCAGGGTCTTGTGCTAACGGACTTTTTAATCCGTAAGTTCCGTGGTATGCTTTAGTTGCTAAGGTAGTAGTAATTGCTGTACTGCCATCTGTTCCTGATGTATCTCTTTTCTTTACTATTCCAGACGAAGAACCAAAATACACTTCAGGAGTTGTTACAGTTCTATATTTATAAAATCCTGCATAAGCAGCAAAAGTCCAAGTACTCCATACGTTGTATTGATAGTTCCACACAATTGCACTGTCTGGTTCTTGATTACTTCCTGTTGGGTAATGTATAATAACTTCTCGGTTTTTCTGGTCAGTCCAACAATATATATTATCTTTGTACGTATAATTTAAGTTATCAAACAATTCGCTTACAACTGAATTGTCTGCAATAGAAACTAACTGTCCTCCATTAAATAAATAAATACCATCATTACTTACAAAGACATGCCCGTTTGGTACGTTAGTTACAGCTTTAGGTCCTATAATACCTACAGTCTGTCTGTTCTTAGGTACAAAAAATAATGGCGAACCTTGGTCTTGTAATGTAACAATACTGTCACTTTTATATACGGCTATAAAGTTTTGACCTAGTTGTTTTGCTGTGACAATGGGAGCACCTGAATAATCTAAATCTATAAAATTACCATTGGCTACTCTGTCATAATTTCCTACATCAGTATATAAAACTCGGAAAGGAACTTCCCCATCCGTACCATCTGTTACATTAAATAATAATAATCTTGAGTTAAATGCTAATATAATGTGAGCTGTTGTAATTACTCTAGCAGAACTACTTGTTTCCCAAGACACATTACCAAACGCTCCTGTAGTAGCTGAAGCTATAGCGTTTACCCCATCTGCTACATAAACTGCATTACCTATTTCAGTTGCAAAAACTTTTTGAATGCTTGTTCTGTTTGTTCCTGCAGATAATCTAGCTGTGTAACTACTTCCATTCCATTCATATATATTATTTAAGGTTGCAGCATATTGTTTAGTTGTGCCGTCATATCTAATAAAATCAAATACTTCAATAACTGAAGTTGAATCTCCTGTAGCTGTTAAAGTTTCATACCCATCTCTTTTAGTCCATTTACCCGCTCTGAACACACAATTGTTAGCAACAGATACTTGGTTATCATCTATTAAATGTGGAGGTCTTACTAAATTTACGCCACCAGATAAATCTTTTATAAATCGTTTCATAAACTTCCCTCATTACTTACTTCAGTAAAATCACTACTAGATGCTGCTGTTACTACTGCCATGTCTGTGCTTGTAGGTGCTACTACTACAGACCAATCTTTGAATACTACAAACGAAGTGCCTATTGTTATAGCATCTGCCAGTCCTGTGCAGTTTGCTTGTAATGTACATTTTTGTGTACCAAATACTGTAGGGTCTGACAATCCCGTAGTGTTTGCCTGTAACTTGGATACTTGTGTACCAAATACAAACGAGTCTGATAACCCTGTGTTACTAGCCTGGAGTTTACCTATTGGTGTACCCAAGGTTATTGCATCTGATATACCTGTAAGAGCTCCGACTGTTATCCTGTCAGGTAAAAATGTATGTATGTGACCAGCAGCTGAAAATGAAAAGCTACCAGCAAAACTTCCTAGTGCCATCTACTCCACCTTGTATACTCTGTAGGTATACGCTCTGTTTGTTCCACCTGTTTTTTCTATTGACCAAGTAAAGTTTTCTGTACTTGTTATTGGTGGAAAATGATACAACGGTTCATCCTGTGCACCCGTAAATGTATCTTTAATCATTACTCTGTCATCACTACCAGCAATCCTAACTTTAATTTTAATTACTATAGTATCACCACTAGCATTGTTAGTCATATCTAAATAACCTGTATATGCTGCATCATCTGTGATAGCTGAGCCTATTGTTTGCTCACTACCATCAGTAGTAATACTTCCATTCTGTACTGAAACTACTGCCATTAGTCTGCCTCCGTTATTGTATTACCTGCTGCTACCCATTCTTGTATTCTGCGGTAATCTCTGTTTGTTGGGTCTAGTGGTACATACTTATTACCATTCATTAAATAACCTGTTAAAGTGTTATTTGCATCTCTCATGTTTACTACTGTTTCAATCATTTATAACTCCGCCTCAAAGTAAAAGTAAGCTTGGTATGCATCATCTGCTGTAAGACCTGCATCAAAATCATACGCAAACCTATATCCATTGACATCTCCAAAACTCCCATTAGGAACAAAAGTTGGTGTAGCAGCACTAGCTATATTATATAAATCATTAGCTGTTCCACCCTCGGCATACTCATGTGATATAGTTGGACTTGTTCTCATAGTAGTTGGAAAGTTAATATTAAATACACATGTTGTAGCACTTGATGTCATAAAAGCATACTGCCCTTTATGGTAATATCTTTGACATTTTGATAGTGTTGCATCATGAGTTTCCCGTTTGAAATCATTTGCTGTTGCACCAGGTTCTAACTGTACATCTGTAATGTATAAGAAATCACCTGCGTCTGTGTCTGTTACATCTGACCAAATAAAGACTGCAACATTATTTGTGCTAGAAGTATCTACTGATATATTTTCTATTTTGTAATCTGCAAATGAAGTTGTTACACTTAAATTTGCTGCTGTATTTTCGTAAGTCCAGTTAGTGGCTAATGTTGGAGCAGTGCCTTCTGCGTTCCAAGCACTTACTACATCACTTGTTACACTATCCGCTGTGCCACTCCATGCTATTACTGCAGCTTTGACGTTATCCAGTTTTCCACCACCAGCAACCTTTGCCTTAAATGAAAGACTTACAGGAGTAGTTCCTTTACCTCCAAGAGCTCCAGTATTTATATTTTCTATTATTTGTACTATACCAAATTTCTTATCCACTGTTTCTACATCTAATCCAATAGAATAGAATGAACTATCTACATCACCAGCTGAACGAACAACATCAACGATATCATTTCCATCTGACAGAAGTACCCACCTAGATGCCGTGCAAGTATCATCATCATTATTTCCAGCTCTAAATGCTGTCCCTCTTTGCCAAGTTGAAAAATCTCCATTTATTATTCCATTATAACTTGCAGTATTTGTACCACCACCTGCAGCTGCCCAGGTTAAACCACCTGTATCACCACTTTGTGCTGTTAACATATATCCATTAGAAGGAGCATTAGATACTTTTAAGTTTGCTTCATCTACTATATTATCTGCTATTACTGTAGCTCCGTCTGCTGTGGATGTAACCTCACCACTATGGTTAGGATGTACATATGCGTTAGCACCATCAGCTACGTTAATCATTGTACGTACGTTAGCTGGTGTAATCTCTTCAATTACTCCTGCACTTGCTGAGTCTCTCCCTAGTATTCTATCTGTAGCAGATACGTTTTGTATCTTAGCATATGTGACAGCATCATTTGCAATTTCATCTGTACCTACAGCATTGTCTGCAAGATGTTCATTATCAATACTAGTTGCAGCATAGTGCTCACTATCTAGTGAGTCATCAGCTACTTTTGTACCGTCAATTGCATCTGCATCAATCTTAGCTCTTGTTATCTTATTACCTGCTATTGCCATTATGCTCTCCTTTTTTTCTTGGGAAATCCAGCTTTCATATTTGCATATGCTTTCTTAGATACAGTAGATTTAGATTTAGGTCTACTTGTACCAGCTTTCTTTCTTGCGTTTATGTTTGCGTATAATCCTTTTTTAGCCACTATTTCCTCTTTTTATTTTTATTTGCAAAATTACGTGCAGCTGCAACACTGCCAAATCCCCACTTCTTAAGAGCTAATGCCTTACGTGTAGGTCTACCTTTACTGTCTTTCATAGGTCCTTTCATTCCTGCAAACCTAGCTGCAAAGCTAACTCTTCTGGGGTTAGTGCCTTTACCTACTGGAGGCTTTAGGTTAGCTCCTTCCTTTCTTTTGAAGTGTGCTCGACCTGCTGCCGTTAGTCCACCTGTTTTACTTTTATGTTCTTTTCTCATTATATTGCAAAGATTTTGTTAGAACCAGAGTCCCAAACAATATCTATATCTGCTCCATTAGTAGTAAACGGTAATCCCGTTCCTGCGTCTATGTAAGCTATAAGGTTACTTGTTGCTACGTTACCTGTGTCTTTATAAATAACTAATGCTTCAATACTTGTACCTGCTGATGGTGTAGTAAATGTTACATCTGCTGCATCAAATACACCTAATGCTACAGTCTTACTAGATAATGCTACCCCTGAGCCAAGTACGCCAGATAGGTCATTATAGAAATCATGTGCTGCATCGTATGTATATGTACCAGTATCTACTAATACTACTTTAATAGTGTTATCTTCTAGGTCAAGCTCACCTTTTAATAATGATTCTTTTGCTTTTGGATATATTGCGTTTGCCATTACTCCTCCTAATTTGGTAATCTTAATGAAATGTTTACTAGTTTATTTATCTCATCTTGTTTTGCAAAACTTGCTAATAAAAGTTGTGCTGTTGTTAAATATTGCTGTGCTCTATTTGCATCATTCATATGTAGTCCCCAAAATAATGCTGCTGTATATGTTATTAATGCTTGAGGATAACTTTTTGTTACGCTATTTTTATCTCCATCTGCTTGTAAATCAGCGGGAAACATGCCTAACATTAATCTAATTTTATTGTCTTGTTCGCTACTACCTGGAGTTGGGAATACGTGAAACGCATTGTTAACTCTATACCCTAGTTGCGGTATACCTGTATGGTCTGCTCTAGTACTTCTACCTGATTGATATCCAGGTCCAAATTTTATTGTTTCTGTTCCATAATCAAAACTTGCTCTACCATAACTTGTACCCATTTGATATCCAGAGGCTTCATTAAAATCTATTGGACTACGTAAATGTATAGGATAATAAACGTCATCACTGCCAGATACGTCTATATAATATGCATCTAATATACATTTGGTTCTATTTGGTAAATTATACTCATCTGTCTTAGAGCTTACTTCACCACTAGATATTGTATGTGTATATACAAATTCATCATATACGGATGATACGGTGTTACCGAATAACTCATTAGCTACGTTTATTAAATCGTTTAGAACGGTATCTATGCCAGTAAAATTTCTACCTATAAGACTTTTTATCTTAGTACGTAAATTACTTCTGTCATAATTAAGTTCACTTCTTGACATCTATTTGCCTCCATGTTTCTGTACCCAGTCTTGTCCTACCTTTTCACCACCTGGAATTGTATGGTTAGGTTTACGTCTTACTTCTTCTTGTACATCTCTTGATTCTAAATTGTAAGCACTTAATGCTCCAATGTTCATATATTTAGTTTCAAATTGTAAATGGTCTTTGATACGTCTAAATAAAGCGTAACCCATATAACTAAATACATTTACTTTGCCGGTAAACCCAGCTCGTGATGCATCTGACAATTTGGTAAATACTAGCTGATACCAAGAGTTATCTTGTTCCGTCCAGGAATTAACAAATTGCATCAACTCAGATTTGTCTTCTGCTAACATGTATAGCAGCTCTACTTCTAAATCGGTTGATGTAGTACAATTAAACGTAGGTCCAGAGGACAGGACTCTTACAGTCTTGCCCTCCTTATCCAATGGGTTAAAGTGGATTCTATTCAAATGCACTCTATACCACATGTTATTTACGCAACCTCATTGTCTGGAATTGACTCATAATAAAGAATAAAGAATCCTTTACCTGCTGCAGTTCCTGAATCAGCTGCTTGTGTTTTATGCTCAAAGTGTAGGATATCTGTATCCTGAACAAAGAACGGTGTGAAAGAAGAAGGCTCAGTAGTTGCACCTACTGCTACCGCTTCCGCTAAAGTGATTGTCGCTTTTTCGGCTCTTGATACACTGTCCACAACATTTGTGAAATCTAGTGAAACAACAGCTGATGTTTGGTCAGCTGCGAAAAGCAAAGAAGCTACGAACTCAACCCTATGCACCACCATAGGATGAGCAACTTTCCAAGTGAAATGGTCTGCTGCACCACCGGCACAGTTTAATTCGCCTGGAATAAAAATAGTGTTTATTTTACTGTTAAACGCCATAATTAATTACCTCCTATTGGTTAATCGTTAGAGTGAACTCTAACCAAGTGATACTCACTGTCAGTTGAATTAGTCCAAACTTTTTTGAACCCTGTCAATGCGTTCCATGCTACTCCAGTAAATCTACCGAAATCCCATGACTCAATCATAGTTGCCTCAGGTTGTGCTAAGACTTCTACTACAGGTTCGAACCCGCAAATGATTACCTCACCGTTGTGAGCTGAACCACCGATTGTGCTTGAGAGAACATTGTTCTCTTCTACCATTCTTAAACCAAAGTAAGAACCTATCTCACCATTGATTAAAGTTTCTGGTTGGTCGTATTTATGTAAATCGACAATACTACCTGCTGCAGTATCTTCGAATAGTTTTGCCATTGCAAATGCGGAGAAAACTCCTAAGTAAGAATTTCCGTCCCATTTAGGTACGTTATCATTTTTCATATTTTTGATAATGTCTCTAATGTGTACTGAGTTTATACTAGCTCCTGCTCCGGTACTTACTGAACCATCTTTATCAAATGTTCCAGCAGTAGTGGATGTTGGTGTGTAGAATACGTCTGCATTTTGGAATTCAGTTCCAGCAATCTTATCCATAGATTCAGCAACATTCATTGATAGTACTTTCTTAAGAGTTTCATCTACAGAATATTCCGCTAAAGTCTGTGCTTTTCTAGTATAAGATACACCGTTACCGTATTCGTTTACAGTTGCAACTACAAATCCAACACTTGGTTTTTGCATAGGTAAAGATTGTAATTCTGAAATTGTACCAGTTGCTGTACCTAGTTTTTGATACTTTTCTATTTCAACTTGAGAGCCACGGTTTTTACCATAGGATTGTATAGGCTTAGCTAAGTTTCTAAACTGCATCATATTACCAGCTTGAAATCTGATATCTGAATCAATTTTAATCTTAGCAAGTCTAGCTTCCTCATTTAAGTAACTAATTGCACCTTGTGCCATATTAAATTACCTCCTATTATTGATTTTGTCGTTTAATGGTATTTGATTGTCTATAACGCTTTTCCAAGAATTTGAAATACTCTAAATCATCTCCTAAGGGAGCGTCATTTTCTGGAGACAACATGTTACCATTATTTATATCTGGTGAAGTTTGTCCTGATACATCCATCTCGCCTTTCGGAGAAACTTTAGGACTTGCTTCAGTTGTTGTTTCATTTTGTTTTTCGTCTTTAGGTTTACGTACTAAATTAAATTTATTGTACGCATTTTCAAACCTTTCTTTTACGGGAGCATCTTGTGGAGAAGCAATTAACAAAGCGTCAAATACTTCTATCTCTTCTTGACTCATGTCCGCAATATATTTTTCGTGTAATGTAGAAGCTTGTACCATGTTTGATGTCATTTCCATTTGTTGTTCTGGTGACATATTTGACATATCTACTCCGGGTGGAACTAGACTGGCTGCTGCTTCTTTTGCTGTGATGTTAACTCTTGGGTCATCACTACCGTTTTTAATTTCCTCTGACATTTCTTATGACCTCCATCATATCTTCAGGCGACATCTCCTGTTTGGCTTGTTGCCCAGGAGTTTGCTCTTGTTGCATACTCATCTGTGGGTCAACAGGACCGGGTTGTTGTGGACCTTGTTCAGCTTGTTGTTGCTGTTGTTTTAACATATCCATATTAAGTATATCTTCTGGTATCTCATCAAATGATTCAAAGATTCTTTCAACAAATTTAATAGGGTCGATTGCACTTGCAACTTGTGGCATGTTGCCAATTACATTTACAATCTGCATTAATTTATTGAAGTTTGTCATCTTAAGAACTTTACCTGATATACCCCTAACCGTTATTTTTGCTTCACGTAATATTCTCATACGTTCGTTAAAGCTTAATGATATCAATGCTCTGACAGGACTGTCTAAGTCGTCTTCTGTATACATTGGTTCATGTGTTGCATCATCTAGGTAAATTAACTCCGTGTTTAATATTGCCTCTAATGATGGTGTTACTATACTTCGTTCTATTTCACTAGCTATATCTGTAAAGAAACTTGCAGTCTCTTGAGATTTAGTAGAGATTTCTTGAGCAGTAGGTCTACCTTTTGATGTAGGTTGCCCTTGGAAGAACTCGTTTTGAAATGACCTATTTTGAATTAGTCTATCTAATACTGACAATAATGACGTAGCATTTGGATTCATACTTTGGTTATACACTTGATTAATTGTATTAGGTGCTGTTACCGGATACAAACGTCCCGGTGTAATAGACCCAAACAAATGTGCTTTACCGCTTTCAACATTAGTTGTAACTAATTCATATACTCCTAATGTGGACATTCTAAATGCATCTAATAATAAGTTCATGCTCTCAACATATGAGCTCAATAAACTTCTAAGTTTAGAAATGTAACCACGTCCATATCGACCTTGTAATACTTTCATAGGGAATCCTACGATGTAAGGAAAATCTCCATTAGGTAGATTATTCTTGCCGTAGTAAACTACTGTAGTATCTCCAGCTATAACAAAATGCACGTTGTTGTCTAATACATTTCCTTTTTTGTCTGAAATATATTTAGCATATACATAACAAAGATGTATTTCAGCTAAATGGTTTTCTTTTTCTTCGCCTTGTTGTAATGTTTGACGAAGTACTTTCTTGGTGTTAGTCCAGCCGTTAACTCTTGAGATTCTCTCAAAGTCTGCAACACTAACTGTTTTCTTCTCTATGATGTATGAATCACCATTAGGGTCAAGCCTAATATTAAAAGGATTAATAGCAGAGATAGCAGTCTTTCCAACTATCTCACTTGCTTCTTCTAGCTCACCCGTTTGCTCGTTTGCCATTGGATACGTACTCTCATCATACGTATACTTAACTTTTGTGTAATAAGGACTTGTTAATAATGAAAACTTTAATGCGTCTCCAAATATTAATGGGAACTTATTGTTTGATAATACTTGTTCTAATATTTTATTTAGTCCCGCTTTATAAGCAGAGTTAGGATGTTCAACAGTAAAGTATTTATTATCTGTTGACATTAATATTCTTACAAAGAAATTAGATAAACGCACTACTAAGTTGTCAACTACAGGGTCTTTAATCTTAGTTTGCCAATCTAGCTTATTATCAAATTGATATTCATCCATGTAGAATCGCATGTTCTCACGCCAATCTTGGGCACTTTGTGTGTAAGCAGGTTCAGCTTCGTTACTTATATAACTAAAGAAACTTATTATTTGTTCAGGGCTTATTTTCAATTCATTATCCTCTCTTTTGTTACACCAAAGTTAAGCCCATAATGATTTGGCTCAACGGGGTCTACTACTTCTGTGTTATTTAATTTTTTAGATATGTAATAAAGTCCTAACTTAAAGGCATCTGATATGTGTTCAAAATATTTATCACGCCTTGGTATTCCGTTGTCATCTCTTGTGTACGCTGCCAATGTTTCACTTACCATAGTAGCATGTTTAGAATCTATTTGTATTTTAGGAATACCTCCTGTTAGTGTTTTTAATTCTTCGTTAGCTAGTACAACGCTTGTATCTCGCTTTACGTATACTACATCTGTTTCGCATCCCTTGTTTCTAAATATCTCTGCACTAGAATGGGGTGACACGTCATAACGTCTGTTTGCGTCATGAGGTAACAGGTCCATAGTATTTATTACTTTTGGCATTAGTTCTGTTTGATAAGTTTGTACTTCATCAATAAAATCTGTTATCTGTACATTTGTACCCATCATTGCTAATAAAATATTCTTACGCCCTACCTTGTCTACTTGAAATACAACACAAGCAGGATGCGTATAACCCAAATCCCACGCTCTCCATACAGTTCTTAGTGGGTCGTATTGTTCTGTAAGATTATCTACTACGTGCATCTCATTAAAATCTGGATAGACAATAGGTCCTTTAGGTTGTAACTGAAACTTACCGCCTTGACTAAATCTCCAGTGCATTGCACTTTCTGTAAATCGTTTCTTGTATCTTTCTATCTCTTCTTTTTCTAATGACAAGTTATCGTATACGTCTATAAAATGAAAGCTAGTGTCTTCGTCTTCTTCTTGTCGTTTATATATATCTTGTGATATGTAGTTGCTGGTTGCGTCTTCAACAATAAAACTCATAATCATTTTGCCAGACTTTCTT